ATGAGCACACGCGCGGCAGGCTTGCCACGAGCGTTCGCAGCAGCACGGATCTCGTAATGAGCACGCGAACGGGCGTAAATACCTTCCTTGCCGTTCGTGTCCGACACCTTCGCCGTTGCGTTCTGCAGGGCCGGCAACGCGAGCTCGCGCTCCTCGTCCGTGTCCGGCTCAGGATCGCACCACATCTTCACCACGGCCCACGGCTCACGAGCAATGTCGAGGTTCTGGGCGACACCCACAACCTTGAACTTCACCGGCGGCACCATGTCAGGGTGACGTTGAGAGTCAACAAACAGCCACCACGCGGCGAGGACACTGGCGAGGGTGGTCTTACCTTGCTGCCTGGCCACGAGAACGATGACGCGCTTGAACCGATACTGCCCATCGGGCATCAGCTCGAGCGCGCTAATCAGTAGGAACTTCTGCCAGGGGTAGAGGTCGACGCCGAGAAACACCAGCGCGAACTTGATTACCTCGAACCCGCGAGAGGTTTCGGGAGTGAGTGGGCGGAGAGGCTTCGTGAAAATGCGGGGTTCGGTGCGCCCTAGGAGCTTCGCAGCCACGTCAACCTCCGGGAAAACTAGGCGATACCGTGCTCCATTCGGAACTCAGCAAGCTCATCCTTGGGAGCGTGCCCCGGCTTCTTGCCCGCGATGAGCTCGCCACGGCCGCCAGGCGTCAAGCCGAGGGACTCGCAGTACTTCAGATAGGTGGGAAGAGAGACGTTGTCCGACGCCGGCGGGCGAATCTTGGACTCCGGGTCCTCCGCGATCATCTCCAGCACATGCTCGAGGACCGTGTCGTAATCGTCGATCTTGCGAGCCAGAGCCAGCAGAGCCGCGATCGCGCCGGCATCCTTGCCCTCACGGTCAAGATGATCAGCCGCAACGACCGAAACGCCCGTGGCCTCAACGACATTGCCCATTTCGCACCCCTCTTCCCGCGCACGCGCACGCGCGACCCCCGGTCAGATGGTCGGGGAGGGAGGAAAGCTCCCCCTGGCTCGTGGCCAGCCCCCGGCCCATCGCTGGATTTTATGGCGGTTCCCCCATTCAGGGGGCATTTCCCGGTCAGTATCGGTGGTTCTCGATGTGCCCACCGTTGAGGTCATGCTCAATAGTGATCGAGGCGTCCATCACTCCGAGCTCAGCACCACAGGTCGGGCAGACAGCGATGGTCTCGACCACGGCGTTCGGGATCGTGGCGAGGATCTGGTCTGCTGCGGACCTGAGCGCTTCGGCCATCGCGGTGATGATCGCCTCGTCGGTTGCGGCTTCGAGTGTGGCGATGCCAGTCTTGGCGTCGAGGCTGACCGCAGCGGGGATACTGAACGTTCCGAGTCCCAGTGCTTCGCTACCTGCGATGCTGACGCACACGGTTCCGGTAATGGGTAGCAGTGCGGCCATGATTACTGTCCTGTTCCGTTCGAGTGTGTGGCGATGCAGGGCAGCACGTGAGGCATGAGGGCTTCACGCTGCTCTGGTGTCAATGAGGTGGCGTCCATGATGCGATCGGCGACCATGCCGTGTGCTGATTCAGGACTGCGTGGGGTGACGACGGCGACCGGCTCGATGCCGAGGTTGCGCGCCTCCATGTATCCACTCGCCTTGTCGGCCGCGATGACGATGATGCGCAGTGTAGGCATGGTCAGCCCTGGCGGTCGGTGAGATTGTTTGTGAACAGCGCGTTGCGCAGCGCGACGACTGCAACTTCCGCTTCGGGCATCGTCTTGAAAGGGCCGGCGTTGTGACCGCGTCGCTGATGCGTCACCCTCGCGTACCACTTCCGGGTGCGCGGATTGAGCGAGACGCCGCGCACTCCTGAGAGGCTGTTGCGATTCGCCCCGGCCCGGTTCTCCTGATTCGCCATTGGAGTCACCGCGTGCAGATGCGACGGACGGACGCATGCACGAACGTGGCACCTGTGATCGATTTGCATCCCGGCGGGGATTGCGCCGTTCGCGAGTTCGTATGCCAGACGATGGGCGAACCACATCGATCCGTCAACCAAGAGTTGCCCATATCCCCTGTCGTGCCGGTATCCAGTCCAGAGCCAGCAGTGTCCGGTGCGATCGGTGCGCGCATCGACTTCTTCTTGCATTGTCCTGTACTTCATCGGAGCATCCTTTCGCGGCGTCAGAGCCACCAATCAGGGACTGCCTCACCGAGGCCAATGCTTGGCGTGTTGGCTCCGCGCCCTTGGTTGCATGCTCGGTGCGCATGCCTGAAGTTGCTCGGGTCTTCCTGCAACTCCGGGAAGTCACGCACCACCTGGTAGTGGTCGAGGTTGTGACTGTCTGGCGTGGTGTGTGGGTCGGCGACGTAGTCGATCGGCATCTTGCACAGCCAGCAGTCGGACAGGACACGCACCTCGGGATCGTCGGACCCTGACTGTTTCCTGCCCTCGGCGAAGAACTCGTCACGCAGGAGGTTCATCCGGCGGGTGTTTGTCCTAGCCATGGTTCTTACGCTTTCGGTGCGGGGCAGGTGAAGAAGATGTGGCCTTCCGGCACCCATACCGTTGTTCCGTGTAGGGTTTCTTGCTCGTTGTGGGTGATGGTGCGGTTAGCGGCTTCTTGCACAGCACGGGTGAAGTTGATGCGTATTGACCCGGTAGAGAACTCTTCACCATTAGGGCCGGTGAAGTCAGTCATTGCCGGTTGCGTCTTTCGCAGTCCCTCGCAATTGATGGCACCACATACCGGTGACCACAATGAGCACATAGATATGGGTCAGACACGTGTACCTCTCCCTTGAGGTTGCCGACGACAGGATGCCCACGAAGCCGGGCAGACACCCCATCGTCGTCTATGGCAGCGCTCGGCTGCGTTTGTATCCAGCGGTGATGCTGGCCATCCTTCGGGTAGCGACCGAAGAAGGATCCACGCAGGTACGCCATCCGGCACAAGATACCGGGTTGAGGTAGTGCCCTTCACCGAGGTGTTGACGTGGAGGTTGAACGGCACATGCGCGATGCCCGCTGCTACCAGAATTAGGGTCGGGAGCGAGTGCCGAAGATTAAATGCGAAACGCCCCGAACTAGGCGGGGCGCAACTAACGAACTAGGTTCATCCTAACAGTGAGAATCGCTTGTCAAGCACCCTATTTTTTGGGGCGTGTCGGAAGGCCAGTCCAGTTCGGGTGAAACTCGGCGTCACCGTATTCAACGGTACGCATCAGCTCCGCACAACGGGTGCAGGAGTCGGTAATATCTTCATCCCACACCGACAGCAGAATAACCTTCACACGGCGTCCGCAGAGAGCATGCCACTCACTAAACTTCTCCGCGATGAACGGCTCCGATATAGGATGTCGGGTCACTGCAATGGCGTGCAGGCTGCCAGTCGTCACGTCCGGCACGAGATCGCCGTGACGGTCACGGTTGAACCTCTCGCGGCCCTGCTGATAAAAAGCCTTCACGCGATCCTCCCGTACTTCTTCAACAGATGCTTCTTCACCGGGTCACGTTCCGCCTGCACCTCTTGGTAGAAGCGGATGTAGAACTCGTACTTGTCCGAGGCGATGTGATGGCCAATATTGCACACAATCGTTTCATCCTCCCCCGGTTCACTTGGTGGGTACACCGCCAGTCTTGCACCACAGTCCGACACCGGGCAGGGCATATCTGAATATCGTGGCTTCGCGCGGGTCGGCCACTTGGCAGCGAGACGGTACACGTCCTTCCAATCATCGTGGAAGAAATCAATATCATCACCAGCCAAAGAGCAAATCTGGTTCAGGCGACCGCGCAACCATTCTGCGATGGCCTGCACTTGAAGGCGTGCGGTTCCCGGTTTCACACCAGCCGGCAGACCTCGAATGGAGCCGGTCAGGTCAGACCATGAATGCAGAGCCGGTGCCGGCGGCCTAATTTCGAGGATGCCCGCCAGGATGCCCGCCCAATATACGAGGCGGGAATACATTTCGTTTGCATCGTTGAAGGCTTCCAAGTTGAAAGGCAGTGGCGGTTGACCTTTCAATTTCTGTGCTTCGTCGTCCACGCCTCCTTTCTGCCCAACCATCGAAAGAATGTGTTCTACGAGCGTCCCGAGTTGCGCGAGTGCTTTGTCGGTGTTGTAGTAGCAGCTGTTGCAGTAGTTGCCGTGCTTCGCCGGGCGTGGCTTCGGCATCTCGCCTTCCGCCGAGGGCTTGAAGGTGCAGCCACGAGTGCATGGGCGATTCTCTTCGATCTTGTCATTCACTGTGTGCGCCCCTCTCTGGGCATAATGTTGGCTTCTGCGAGCGCCGGTGGTTGTGGTGTGGGGTTGCTTGTTCTTGCTTGAGAGTGCAGCTGGATGCTGAGCCAAAAACGCTGCCACCCGGGCACGACGATCCCGAGCGACTCAGCCCATGCCGCCATCCCGGCTGCACTCCGCAGCGCTCCCTGCCACGGAGCCAACGCCCTACGGCGAGCGCCGCGGACTTTCATCTTCGGGAAATAGCGGGGAGTGCGCGGCCGGCGGGTCACTGGGTGCCTTCATTGTCGGCGGTTTGTTTCGGGTCACGCCACTCCTTGACGAACCCGGTGGCGAGAGCGCCGTCATTATGCGGCCCCATGTGTCCGTAATTGATCTGGCACCAGTACCGGCGCGGAAGGCCGAATACTGTGGCCGTGTAGCTTGCCTTGCAGTCGCGCTCTGTCGGCTCGCTCACTGGGTGCCGCCCTCGGCAACTGGCAGCTCAGACACAGCCGGCGGAATATGAGCACGCACCACATTCAGCACCTGGATAGTGCGACACGGGAACCTCTGCCCATCCTCCACACAATCACCAAACAACTCCATCACGTGAATCCCACGCAACGCAGCATCCGTCGACTGCATACGAGCCAACTCACGAGACGCAAACGAACCCACCACCGCAAGCTCACGCTCCAACCGCACACACTCCTCCTTCGCCACCTCAAGCATCTCCGCAGCATCGTTGTTACCCATCAGCTCGTCTCGCTCTCTGTAGCGGTGCGTTCGGCGTTCCATGATCCAGCGCGCGGCGGGGTGATGCACTGCCGGTAGCCTGTGCGAATGTGTGTGCCGTCGCGGTAGTCGATCAGGTGGCCGCACGCCGGACAAGGCGGGCAACCGAGGGGGGGGGCGAACCACTCCCGCAAGTCCTCGAACGCCTTCATTGCGTCCCGGTCGTTTCGGGGTCGCACGCTTTGCACTAGCTCACGCACGTCACGCAGTAGGTTGCTCATCGTTCTTTCCTTTCGGGTGTCTCAGTAGTGCCCCTGCTGGTGATCGTCAGTGGTAGTGCTGGTGTGCCCCACTGCCCGTATTCCGATTCCCACATCCCCGGGCGGCGCGTCCAAACCACACCATCCGATTCTGCGACCGTCCCCACTGGGAGAATCGCACGGTACTCGACCGTCACAACCTGCTCGCTCACTGGGTGCCGCCTTCCGTGACCTCATCAGGGGCAACCTGTTGCCATTCGCCAACCGTGCGACGTTCAACCACCCATCCCTCAGCGAGAGGCGGCATTGACGAATATTCCTGATAGCTCTGGAGCCTAGAATCTGAGGGCAAAAATCGCCGATATTCCCACTCAGGCTCTACCGGGACAGCCCCAGCATCTAACTCTGCAATCCGGTTTCGCGCCCTCACCAACTCACCCCAATACTTTGCAGCCATATGCGGCGACTGCGAGAACGGATGAGTCTGCTCTGCTGCCAGAACGCACGCACCCTGCAAGAACCCACCAACAACAGACTCAGGACACGCAAGACCACGCCCCTCCTCGGTGCCGTGATTGTGCACTGGCGGTTTCTCGGTCGGTACGGTGACAGCCTCCAGAGCATTCCGCATATCCAGAATCAACTTCTCCTGATTCGACAACGACTCACGAGGCAGATTCGGTATCCGCTGATTCGCCTTCGCAATCAGTTCTTCATGGTCACTCATCATTGTTCCCTTCGGTAGTCAGTTGTGCACGGATAGCGGCCACGATTTCTCCGCTGTGATCCTGAAAGTGATACGGCGACTCGTCGGCGGTCTTCTCCGCAATCGCCGCATCCTTCTCGATCTGGTCAGCACGTACCCCGGCATCGTGGGCAGTTAGCCAACGATCAAACTCGGCATTATGAACGCGCGGCCTAGGCACCCCCGTATACCTATCCCGATCATGCCTCCACGCGTCACGAATTCGCCCCGTCTCGGGTGTGTACTCACTCATCGCTTCTCTCCTTCGGTCTTGGCACGGTACGGGTTGCGAATATTCAGCAATGACTCGTCAATACCGAGATCGCCAATCGCCCGATACCACGCATCCTCTTTCACTGCTTCGAGTGCGTCAGTAGGTGCCTGGGCGAGGATGCGCTTGACGTCCCGACGGGCACCGTTCGCACCGTCCACGTATTCCACGTCCAGCAAGGGGTCGCCGTCCTCGTCGCATTCAGTGGCAACCGGAGTGCTTGCATATGCGAGCACCTCCGCAATAACCGCCTGCAATGCGGCGACCTGTTTCTCTAGCTGCACCACATCCCCAGCAAGATTGTTTGCCTGATCCTCCGCCTGTTGAGCATCCCGCTCAGCAGCTTCGAGAGCATCCGCCAAGCGCCGTACAAGATCGAGGTCGCTGCCGGGATAAATCCCCAACTCCCAGCCTGGGGACTCACGGAACTTTTTCCGCGCCTCCGTGGTTAGGTCGGTGATAGATACATCAGGCATCAGAACGGAGTCTCATCCGCATAGTTGCCAGCAGGCGGCGCCCACGGCTCACCACCAGCAGCAAGCGCGGGCTCAGACTGCTGCTGTGCCGGACGAGAACCATCACGCGGCGCACGCACCAACTGCGCAGTCGCATACCGAAGACTCGGACCAATCTCATCCACCTCCAGCTCCATGCTCGTGCGCTTCTCCCCCTCCTTGGTTTCGTACGAACGCTGACGAAGACGACCCTGCGCAACAACCCGAGTGCCCTTCGTCAGTGAACTGGCAACATGCTCCGCAAACTCACGCCAGCAGGAAGCGCGGAGGAACAGCGCCTCGCCGTCCTTCCACTCATTCGAGGCGCGGTCAAAGTTGCGCGACGTCGACGCGATCGTGAAATTAGCCACCGCCAAACCACCGCTCGTGTATCGAAGTTCTGGATCACTCGTCAAGTTGCCAATCACAGTCAAAGTCGTTTCGCCGGACACTATGAAGCTCGCTTTCTATCGCGGATTCTGCTGCACTCTCGGCAACGGATATCCGTAGGATTGTTCCGGTTTGTATAGGTGTTGGCGGGCGTGTAGAGATGCCCGTTGATGCACTTGTCGGTCATGCCGTTCCGGAGCCGATAGCCGCTTCCGCGACGTAGATTTTCCTGATTGGTCACAAGCTCGAGATGTTCGGGATTGACGCAGCCACGGTTGCGACAAAGGTGGTCAACTACAAGATCACGAGGTATCGAGCCCATCAACGATTCATAGGCGTAACGGTGCGCGATGACAGTTTCGCCATGTTTCGGATGAAACGCGCCATACCCACTCCGGAACCGACCCGCAGTCCACTCCCAACACCTGCCCAGGGCCGGACGACCCTCCGGAATAGGCCCGCTCTTATCCGTGTGCGCTTCAAATCGGTCTGCAGCGCTCTGCTTAAGGTGGGCACGGCTCTCGCGGATAATCTTCATGGCGTCCCCTCCAATTCCGCGAGCGCCGCGGGTTTTGTTGTGTGGTTTGGGGTGATGTTGAAGAGGGCATCAGGTTGATGCAGCTGCCCGACGGAAGGGGTCTCGTTGATCGGTGGATCCGGGACAGTCACACATGCACGGAATAGCCACGCGCGAGCCGCCTCACCATGCACCACATCGTTGGCCATCTCAGTGGCCCACTCGTGATAATCGTCACGACTGATGCCCTCATCTGGTTCGACCATCCAGTCGAAGACCACAGATGCCAAGCCCTTACACGGCAGACACGACACCCAGTCGTAAACCGAACCATCAAAGAGATACGTCGAACGGTCATAACGCTCACCAGGACGAACAGCAACTGCCCCACACGAACCACACCGATGAGGCTTACGTGCCACCGGCGTCAAATGCTTCAACAACTGAGGCATCAGGCACCGTCCGACTCAGAACCGTGCGGTTCTATACGGGTAGGTGCTTCACCATTGAGCCGGCCCGGAACCCATCCGTACAACTGACAATCGGGACAACGCTTGTTCACCCACCCGCGGCGTAGGCGAGATCCTGCTGCTTGAGCTGCATCTGTATACC